TTCGGTGCCTCGCTCGTCAAGGCCACCGTCTGACGCTGACAAGAGACAACGCTCCCGCGGGCCGGGCCGTTCGCGGCCCGGCCCGTGCCATGTAGTGACCATATGAAAATCAGACTCCTCCAGCACTATCGAAGTTACCGACGCGGCGAGGTTGTTGACTTCTCGCCAAGGATGGCCGAGGAGCTCGTGAAGTCTGGGATTGCGGCGGCAGAGACTCAGGGCGACCTGCTGCCACCGGAAAGACGGGAGTCCGCGGTGGCGGCCCGTGTGAACGTCAGAACGGCCGATCGACGCTAGGAGGCCCAGATGGTCTACCCGTACCTCTACCCGGTCCAGATGGCCTACGGGGTGCCTTCTCCACGGCATCCCGTCTCGACCGTGCCGATCACGCAGCCGACGATCGAGCCTGTGAGCCTGACCGAAGCAAAGGCCCAGCTGCGGATTCTGCCAGACTTCAACGACGACGACGCCCTGGTGATGGCCTTGGTGGCCACGGGCAGGCGGCTTGTCGAGCGTCGGCTCGGGATCACGCTGATGGCAACGCAGTTTCGGGCGACGTTTGCCGATCCGCTTGACCTGCTTTCGAACCGCCACGAATCCAACTGGTGGGGCTGGTCCGACACGCTCGAGCTCTACTACGGCCCGATGCTCGTGGACGGCACGCACCCCGTGGTTGTGACGGCCGGCGGCGTGACGCTCAACCCATCGACGTACACGGTCGACGCTGACGCGAGGCCGGGTCGGATCCGCCTGGCCAACCCAGGCAACAACTCGCAAATGATTGTCACGTACTGGGCCGGCCAGGCCACGGCGGCCGCGGTGCCACCCACACTCAAGTCGGCCATCATGCTGATGATCGGCCACCTGTGGGCTCACCGCGAATCGGTTGTCGATGGTCGCATGACCGAGCTGCCTCACGGCGTCGAGATGCTCCTGGCCGCAGAATCCACCACGGGGCTTTACTGATGCTCCCAGCCGGCATTCTCACCGAGATGGTGGTGGTCGAGGCTCCGACCGAGACCCGAAACGCCTTGGGAGAGACGACGCTGGCGTGGGCTGAGTTTGGCAAGCGATGGGCGTCGATCGAGGCCGTTGGCTACTCCGAGCAGGAGATCAGAAAGCAGACAACCGGAAACGCCACGCACACCATCCGTATGCGATTCATGCCGGGCCTGACGGGCAAGATGCGTTTGCGGTGGATCTCGAGGTTGAACCGGATTCTCTACATCTCGTCGGTGGTCGAGCACGGCCGCCGGGAAGAGCACGAGCTGGCGTGCGAGGAGAAAGTGACATGATCCTCCTCTCGTTTGACAAGAAAGCGGCGGACGCCACTATTTCGGCCCTGATGGCCAGGTATTCGGCCCTGCCCCGCCACATTGCCAAAAAGCACTTGCAGGCGGCAATGAAACGAACGCTGGCAAACGGCGTCCCGGTGCTGCGTCGACATACGCCTCCGATGGGCGACCGTCGAGGCCGCAAGAAAAAGGGCGACCGATCTACCGGCGCTCTCCGGCGGGCCGCCACGACAAAAGCCAAGTTCATTGGCCGCAACGCAGACGGCGTGGTCTGGGGCGTGCTTGGATTCAAGTACGGATTCCAAAGCCGCAAAGCCATCTGGATGGAGAACGGCACCGTCAAGGGCATTACGCCCAGGCGGATCGTCGAGAACACAATGGCCGAATACGGCCAGCCATCCGCCCAGCGTCTTGCAAGCGAGATGGGCGCGGCGCTCGAAAAGGCTGCGGCCGAGCTGGCCGCGGGCATGAACCCGACACGGAACTATTAGCATGGCATCACCAGAAGCATGGATGCGATCCGCAATTGAAATGGCCACCAGCTGCTCGGCCTACCCGCAGGTGGTGCCCGAGTCGGCGGCCGTGCCGTTTGTGGTCTACGCCCGAGTTGGCACCACGCGGGAATCTTTGGGCGTGCCGGGCGTGACGTTCCCTCCGACCGGTAATTTTACGGTCGAGATCTACGCCGACACCTACTCGCAGGTGAAGACGCTGGCGGACCAGGTCCGCGTTGCTCTGAACAACTTCAACGGGACAGCCAATGGGGCCACAATCACGTCCGTACTTCTGAACGATGAACGAGACGGCGACCCCATCTTTTTCAACGGTCAGGACAAGCCGACATACATGGTCGAGCACAGCTACCAAATCCGATGGAGTGAGTAACCATGCCAACCGATACTTCCACCCTGATTGCCGACAGCCAGGGCACCACGTTTACGTTTGCCGGTTCCACATTTCTGGCAAAGAACGTCAAAGTCAAGGTTGCGCAGGGAACTGTCGATGTAACGCCACTCTCCCAGGCTGCCGGAACCATGCGGAAGCTCCAAGTGGCTCCGCTGAAGGACAACACCACGATCACGTGCGAATACTTTGGCACGACGGCCCCGACGATCGGGTCTTCTGGTGCCATTGTCTGCTCGGCGCTCGGCATCAGCAGCGGCAATGCGTTCTGTGAAGACTTCGAGCTCACCGCGGCCGTTGGCGAGCTCATCATGGGCAACCTGTCGCTGAAGATGACTGGCTGACCGCCGGGAGGTGGCCATGCCGTACATCGAGGACAGCCAGGGAGCCACGCTGCTATTCAATGGCGTGGAGCTCGGGACATACGTTTCGATGTCGCCGTCTTGGCAGACGGGCAACGTCCACGAGACGACGAGCGCCAACAGCCCGGTGTTGGGACGTGGCACGGACGCCCGCGTTCTGCGTCAGTACAACGTCTCCGCGATGGAGCCCGGCCAGGTGCAGGTCCGGTTCCTTGGCAACCCGACGTTGAGCCTGAACCAGATCGGCGTGACCGGGACGCTGGCGATTATCTGGGCAGGCGGCTCCTACTCTGGGGCCGGCTTTGCCATCGATCTTGCCGGCGACATCAAGGCAGGCGAGTTGATTCAGTGGTCGATGACGTTCCAATTCAGTGGTTATTACTAAGCCACGGAGGGCTCTATGCCATTGACTGCCGAAGAACTGTTGGACCTGGACGACCTGCGGAAGCCGACGAAGCTCCACGTGCGTTCGTGGAAGAGAGACGTCTGGCTTCTGGATCCAACGGCCGACGTGCGTGACGATTGGGAGATCTTCTGCACCGCCAACGCCAACAAGCGGGCGAGCTGGCGGGCGAAACTGGCGAGCCTCTTGGTCTGCGACGAGGAAGGCAAGCGGCTCTTCTCTGATGCCGACATCCCGAGGCTTGGCAAGAAGAGCGCGGCGGCCCTGCACGAGATCTGGCAGGCCGGCACCAAGCTATTGAGCGTCACCGATACGGAGATTGAGGAGCTCGAAAAAAACTAAGGAGCCCGGCCGGTGCGGTGGATCTGTTCATCCATCGGCTCGGGCTTGAGGTGGGAGAGTGGAACGTTGATGGGCTGAAGAAGAGGATCACGGTCCGACAGCTCAAGCGATGGATGGCTTACTGGCGGGTGGAGCCGTTTGGCGACGATTGGCGGCGAAGTGGCCGGGCGGCGCTGGTGGCCAGTGGCGGACGGATCGAACCCGACAGCGAAGACAAGTTTCTCCCAAGCTTCCGAGAGAAGCAGCAGACAGAGGCCGAGATGCTGGCCGAGCTCAAGAAGATCCCGCAGTTCAAGAAGCAGCTAGAAGCGCAAGGCAAGTAAATGGCCACCATCGGCAAAGTCGCTGCGATCTTCTCTGCTTCGACAAGCGGGCTGAAAAGCGGCGTTGCCGATGCTGTTCGCTCGTTCAAGCAGATGGGCGGCGAGGCCGGAAAACTCTCGTCTGCGTTCAAGGTGTTGCGAGACGCTGGAGCTCGAGGTGTTGGCGACGTTGGGCCAGCAGCTGCACGAGCAACAGCCAAGCTGGCCACGATGGAGTCGATGGCTGCCAAGCTGCAAGCCGGGCTGGCAAGCGGTGCAATCTCGGCCGCAGACTTTGCCCGCAAGATGGACATGATCTCAACGGAGGCGGCCCGCATGTCGGCGGCCGTGTCTAGTGGCGTGGCCATTACCATGCAATTTGAGAACGCAGAAGAAAAGAACGCCAGAACGATGGCGGAACTGTCTTCTCTTCTCAGGGACGGCACGATCTCTTTCGAGACGTACTACCGTGCCGTGGCTCAAGCAGAAAAGACGCTGGCCGACGAGACCGGCGTGACGGCAGCCGCGGAGCAGGCAGCCAGGTCGCTTGCGGACGCACAGAAGGCGGCGGCAGACGCGGTGGCGGCATCGCGGCAAAAGGGGCAGGCAATCACCGATTCCGTCATGACGGCCGAGGAGCGATACAACGCCCGCGTGGTCGAGCTCGACACGTCACTCCGAGAGGGCTCGATCTCTCAAGAGACTTTTGCGCGAGCTACGCAGGCAGCCAAGCAGGAGCTCAACGACGCCACCGGCGTGACGGCAGCGCAAGAGCAAGCGTTCCAGAACATGGTCGACGTCCACCAGCGTGGCGCCGCTGTGTTTGCGGACGTTGCCACGGCCGAAGAGCGGCACTCCAACAAGCTTGAGGAGCTGCGTGGGCTCTTGGCCGCTGGTGCGATCAACCAGCAGACGTTTAACCGTGCCGTCAGCAAGGCCGACGACGAGCTCCGCCAGGCCAACGCCGGGGCAAACAAGTTCTCGGGCGCCCTTGGCAGTGCCGAGACTGCCCTGGCAAAGGTCAACTCAAAGCTGAACGCACTGATCGGCATCCAGGCGGCGCAGCTGTTCTCGTCGGTGGCCTCGGCCGTCTCCAACGCTGCCCGGTCGCTGATCTCTTACGGGGCGGATCAGGCCGGCGTGGTGGACGGTACGCGTAATCTTGCCATCCGCCTGGGCATGACCTACGGCGAGTTTGCCGGGATCGCCCACGCGGCCAACCTGGCCGACGTGTCGATGGAGTCTGTTGGCAGCGCAGCCCAGAAGGCGGAAGTGAACTTTGCCAAGGCCGCCAACGGCTCTCACGTGGCCCAGGCGGCGTTTGGTGCTCTTGGCCTGTCCGTGGAGGAGCTTGGTGCCTTGAGCCCTGCCCAGCGGTTCCAGGCGATTGCGGCGGCACTCAAGAACGTGCCCGACTCAGCCGAGCGAGCCCGCCTGGCTGTGGCGCTGTTTGGTCGATCTGGCGGCGAGCTGCTCCCGATGTTTGAAGAAGGCGCCGCCGGGATTGGTGACGCTGCCCGCGAGGCAGAGCGGTTCGGGCTAGCGCTCACGCCTGACCAGGCCAACAGCATCGACTCAATGGGCGACTCTTTCCAGAAAGCACAACAGGCCGTGGCCGGCGTTGTGCAGCAGACAATTGCCTACCTTTCCACAGCGTTGGAAGGCGTAGCCACGACGTTTACCAACCTGATTGGCTCAGTAGGCGGCGCCAACATCGGCCAGTTCATTGGCGATGCCATCCTGAACGCTGCGGTGTATTTTGCGGGGATTGCGGACTACTTCATTGCCGGGGCTACGAGCCTCTGGGAATACGCCAGCGAGGTTGGCGTTCAGTGGAACACCGTCTGGGAATACGCCAACCGGGCCGCGGCGTTTTTCGCTGGCGTTGGCGATGCGTTCAAGGCCGGGCTGGCGGCGGCCATGCTGGGGATCGTGACGCCCTTTGCCATGATCCTCACGGGGATCAAGGAAGCGGCCGGAATGCTTGGCTACGAGTCTGCGGCGCTCAACAGTGCCGTGGCAGGCATGGACGCCTTCCGCGGCTCGCTGGGCACGGACATGGAAGCCGCGGCGGCATCGGCTGCTAAGAACTTCAACTACGCGTTCACGGGCGAGGGCGGGCCAAAGGCAGCCGGCGGCGAAGCCAAGAAAGGCCCGCTGGCGATGTCGGTGCAGGAGTCGATCGACAAGGCCAAGGCGGACGCGGCCGCCAAGAACGCAGCCAGCCCGCAGACCATCGCCGCAAAAGATCAGAAGCCAGCGGGCGAGGTGGCGGCCGTCGGCCAGAGCACCGAGGCCCTCAAGGCCGTGGACAGCCGGTCGAAGGAAGGCATTGCAGAGATGTTCCGCCTGCAACGTGGAGCGTCTGACGACACGCAAGAAAGAATTCTCCGCGCCGCAGAGCGCACGGCTGATGCAGTGGAAGAAGGCGAAGAGCAAAACGTTTACGAAGTGGCTGGCAATTAATGGCAGTCGTGGCAGTCAACGAAGTGATCGGCGGAACTGGCCTCTCCGGCAAGTACGGCGAGTCGTTCACGTTTACCCGCAAATGGCGGATCCGCGTCGACGATCCGACCACCTCGAAGGTTGTGATCTCGCGGGCTCCTGGCATTGTCTTCGGTTCCGGGCACCCGGACTTTGGCAACCACAAGGCGATGGAATTTGACCTGACCGACGAAGACGGCGTCGGCATGTTTTGGGTGATGACGGTGAAGTATTACATCCCACCAAAGGAAAACACGCCGGACGATACGACCGGGATGCCGAAAGATGACTGGAAGGCCACCGGCAGCACGACTACCGTGCCTGTGTTCAAAGACAAAGACAATAACCCGATCGTCAACAGTGCCGGAGATCCGCTGGAGGGCCTTGAGCTCGAGGCCAGCGACGCGGCTTTGACGTTGACCAAGTGTTACTCGGACACCGCTTGGTCCTCGATCGCGTCCTCGCAGTCGAACACCGTCAACTCATCAACGTGGAACGGCTACCCGGCCAGGACGTGGAAGGTGGAGTTTCGCGGCGCGACCAAAAAAGAGATGACGGTCTCGGCCGGCAGCGGCTCGGCTACGAAGGTCTACTGGGAAACGTCGTGGGAGTTTCGCTACCGAGCCGAGACGTGGGATCTTGCACCGTGGGACGTTGGCTTTAACCAGCTTGTCACCAGCGACGGCACGCCATCGGCCAGCGGCACGAAGCGTGCTTCCGTGCTGGGCACTGACAAGAAGCCAGTGCGGCAGCCAGTGGCCCTAACGAGCGGCGTGGCCAAGGCTGCCGGCCAAAAGCCC